TTATATATTTGCTTTAACAATATCAATCGCTTCATCTCCCGACCTTGCAACTCCAACTATAGCACCTGCCTTTTTCATTTGACTTAGAAAATTATCCTGATATTTAGATGTTTTACCTTTTTCATTTTTAACTTCTATAAACACTGCTCGTCCATCTGATTTTCTAACTCCAAATAAATCTGAAAATCCTCGAGGAACACCTGTTGACACAAATCTACCATCTTGCGTGTTAAAACCACCTACATTTATTCTAAAAACTATCATATATGGGTTAAGTGCTAATCTTATTTCATTTTGTATATCTTTTTCTTTCATATTATACCTCCAACATCTTTTTTATAATTTTCATAGATGTATCTACAGTTATGTTATTTTGTTCTTCTATCTTTCTCAATATCTCTGATATAGCTGTCAATAGATCTATATTATCTCCGTCAATAACTATACGAAACTCTTCATCATTGCAACTAGCATTTATTATATTTTTCATTTTAACCCTCCTTATATTATTATTATTTATATTTATTTTTTTGAAGATAGTTAAATATAGTTTGAAGATAGTTAGTAATAAAAGAATGAGGCTATTAGTAGCTTGAAGATAGTTGAAGAGGGTTAGAGGGTAATTCCATAAAGTCCTATAGGGAATATTAATAATATAAAGTTATGGTAAATTGACTCTAACCCTCTTCACACTCTTTATATATAACACGAGAAAATGTGTATATTTAAACACTTGTAACACTTTTATTCATATACCAAACCCTCTTCAAACCCTCTTCTTTTTATTCAATATTAAGGAAATTAACACTCTCATCTAAAAAACCTATAACTCCATCTGTTGTAATATCCATAGGTTTGACTTCTCTTTCTCCATCCTCCCACTCAATAAGGGCAAAACAAATTATCTCTAAACTTGTAATTCCACCATTATTTTCTTGATAACAAGAATATATATCTTTATTATTAGGAATAATTTGTATTATTCTATATTTCATTATTTATTACCTCCCATAACTTACTTCGTATTCTTGAAATTCATCTATGATCCTAAGACCTTCATAAGTGTTTCTGCCTCTCTTCTGAGGACCTTTATTAAATCTAAGCCCAATCTCTTTCCCAAACTTAGTATTACTCATTTTATACTCATTATTTTCATCAGCCCATGCAGCATAAGCCTTATATAATTTACCTGCTTCAATTATCCCAGGCCCTTCAACTGTACAATCCTCTAAAAAGGCCGTTATAACATCCATCTCACTACGATACTCTTTTACTGCTTCTAATACTGCTGATGGCATTTCTAGTCCTTCTCTCTGCCATTTAATACACCCTTCCACCGTCCAGTTTAATATTCCTGTTAGCTCTTGTCTTAATTTATATTTTAGATTTTTATCTACTTTTTCATCTGGGATTTGTACAGTGAAAGGTATTAAATGCATTCTTCTCCAAATTCCTAAGTCTCTACCTCTAATAATGGGTTTATGATTAGTTGCCATCCATAGTTTAAACTCTGCTTCAAATTCAAACTCCTTACCATAAAGATGTCTAGCTGTTACTGTATCTCCGCCTGTTAATTGCTTTAGTAACCCTTCATTTATTCTTGCCCCTTCATTTGGCTCTACCGTTGTTACAAACCTTGCACCTTTAAGTCTAGCTATATCACTATTAGCTCCACCTTGCCTGGATTGAACCATAATAGTTTCAGGTTGAATATTAGTAGCATAATCTCCCATGATTTCACTTATAATATCCAAGAATGTAGATTTACCGTTTCTTCCATTCCCATAACAAAAGAATACACATTGTTCCTTGGTAGATCCCGACATAGAATAACCTACTGCTTTTTGGATATATTCTATTAATTCCATATCATTATCAAATATTTGTTTTAAAAACTCTTCCCACATTGGGGTATCTATTTTATCTGTATACTCAATAGAGGAAATCTTAGATAAATACTGTTCATAATTATGTTCTTCTAAATTTCCATCCCTAAGACTTACAACTCCATTGATAGTATTAAATATATCTTTCTTACTATCAAATTCAGAAGGAAGTATCGACAATCTATGTTCAGATTCTTTTAACATATTTGTTTTCCCCCTGCTATTTCTTGTATATTTAAGATGCTTTAAAAAAGCTTTTTCCTCTTCTTCATCTTTGCATAGTGCCATTTCTACCTTCATTTTTTTAATTACATCATCAACTAACCCTTTTACATCACCTTTGTTGTCAAATTCCCACTTTTTACCGTTATAGAAGTACCAACCGTTGTCAATGTAGGAGTATCTCGCTCTGTCTTTGTAATGTTCTATAAATCTATCTGCATTTCCTGTATCGTCAAAAGCATATTTCTTAACTTTATTGTTTAATATTACTACTCCATAATCCTCTACTCCCTGACCAGGTTTAAAAGTCTCCCTACAATCTGCTATGGCTTTTCTTAAAATACCCTCTCCATAGAAGGTTTGTCCTCTCTTACTATCCCATTTTGGCCTATATAGTCTAGATTTTCTAAATATAGAATCCATCTTATTGAAATCTCTATCAGTCCAGAAAGCTAACATATTAGCAAATGATAAATCTGCCTCAGATTGAGATGGATATAATCCCTCCCAAAATCCATTGTAGAGGGTAGAGAAAGCTTGTCCTTGTTTGCTTTTTATAGCTAATTCTAGTATTTTTTCTTCATCTAGATCAATTTCTACTTTGTCTTGATTGTGAATAATATTCTTATTAGGAGACCCAATATATTTGCTATGTAGATATTTAATACTTTCAGTACACTCTCTTATATCTACATACTCACTTGCAATATTGCCTGTCATAATGAAGTATCTACCAGACTGATACATTTCAAATGAGCCTTTTCTCCTACCACCAGGCGGTAGTTCCCCTTTACATATAAGGTGAATACCTCTTCCACTCTGACTATATTCTGCATAAGTTCCAAGTCCATGTATAAATTCCGATACTACATTATCTGAATCACCTAATTTATATTTTTCTATATCTTCATCAATATCATCTATATCTACTCCAAAGTAAGGGGGAGAGAAGAAGAACCCTAGTCCTTCTCCGTATCCTTTTTTTATTCCTTCGAGAGCCTTATCATGGCTACACCATGTATCAGGATTATTACTCATAGCATTTCCACCTGTTTTAGAGTTTATAGGAAGTTTTTTAGGTTTATCTGGTCTTGCTGGATCATCAACTAATTTATAGTTACACCAGTTATCTATTTTCTTTAGTTCTTCAGGTATATTATCATAAATGTTTCTCACCTCCAGTAAGTATTTAAATTACTTATTTAAAATGGTATATCATCATTACTTACTTGAGTAAATCCGTTTATAGGGTTGTCCTCTATTTTTTTAAATTGATGATTACATCCTTGGAACTTACTTTTTTCCCATCTCTTAACTCTTGCATTTATTTTTCCGTTATATTCTTCATGCTCTACCGTTACTCTTGCAGTTTTATTCTGAAATTCATTTAATAAATCTTCTAGAGTGTTAAACTTCTTCCCATTTGGCACTTGTAAAGCCTTAGCTACTGTATTTATCATTCCTGAATGATATTCTCCAGTTTCTTTACTTTGCCATATGCTACCAAATAAATATTGATTTTTATGTGCCTGATCTATATCATTTCTTATTATTAAGTGCATATTTATAAACATTGTTCCTGATTTGGCTGCATCCTCAAAAGCTTTAAATAATAACACCTCATATTCTCCCTCTGCTACTCTTCCACCAATTTCTTGTGCTTCATCATGATTAATTGTAAACATTTTATATTCCTCCTTAAATTTTTAAATGTTTTCTAAAATTTCCTCTATTGTTCTTCCTTTACCTAAATAATTTCTAAGAGTGTTATAATTTATATTTAATTCTTCGCTTAATTCTCTAGTATTAAGTTCTTTTCCTTCGTACATGTGAGTTATCGTATTTCTTCTGTTCAATGCTTGTTTTTCATTTGGTAACCACTTACAATTACCTGGTTCATAATTTCCATTTGGATTTATTCTATCTATTGTTAAACCTTCTTTATATCCTTCGGATATAGCCCAATTATAAAAAACCATAAAATCACCTAACCAATTTTTATCAATCTTTATTCCTCTACCACCATAGTTTGGATAGTCTTTACAAGTTTCTCTATAACATCTACCTTTCATAGATTGCCAGACATCGTATATTTTAGTATTTGACATACCATGTTTATATGATCTTTCTTTTATCTTTCTATCTCTCTCACATCCACAACTAACTATTTTTCCTAACCTTAAATCACTACTTCTAATTTCTTTTACAGTTCCACAGTCGCACTCACATATCCACTTTTTACTTTTATTTGTGGCGACTTTCACACTTGGTTCTATAGCTTTCAATTTTCCAAATCTTTGGTTTTTTATATCTATCATTTTCCTCATTACATCCACCCCCTTGACTTCATTTGGAAGTAAATCCAACCACTTTTATAATTCCTGTTTTTAGCAAATTGTTTTAATTCTTCTACATTTGTACAATCTTCAGGTTTCCTGTAATCTAATACTATTTTTTTTGCTTCTTCCTCTTTTTTATCTTTTATTTCCCTCAATTCAATTCCTTTAATATTTTCTATCTCTTGATGTTGAAGTTCGTTTTCAAATCCACAATATGGGCAAATTCTACTACTTTTAAAAACGTTATAACAATTTATACATTGCCTTAGTATCAATTCTCCATTTTCTTGATAACTAGGTTGTCCTTCTAATTTATTATTTAAAGACCATTCTCTTTCATCATCTGGAAGCCCATGTCTTTCATAGTTATTTACATGGTCTAATATTATAGCTACCTTGCCTTCTCTAAATCTCAATGCCCTATTTGACTGTTGAATGTATAGAGCTGTCGACATAGTAGGTCTTAATAAAATACAACAGTCAACATCTGGACAATCAAACCCAACACTTATTAGGTCTACATTGCATAATATTTGTATCTTTTTATTTCTAAAATCTTTTATTATTTTAGTTCTTTGTTTTTTAGGTGTATCTCCATCAAAATGAACTGCATTTATTCCTTCTGTTTTAAATTCTTCTGCCATTTCCTTACTATGCTTTATAGAACTGCAATAACATATTGTTTGTTTTCCATCTGCTAAGTTCTTATAATGCTTAACCACATCTCCAAAAACTGCTCTGGTAGACAATAATTCGCTAGCTTGTTCTTTGTCAAAATCCCCTCTTTTTTTAGTTAAAGAAGATAAGTCTGTAACTGTAGGAGCATAATATTTATATGGTGATAAATAGCCATTCTTTATTAATGTTTTGGCACTATCTCCCACTATTAAAGAGTCATAAATCTTATCTAGTGGTTTTCCATCCAATCTACTAGGGGTAGCAGTTAAACCAGCTATTTTAGCATCTGGGAACTTATCTATAATCCTTTGCCATGTTTTAGCTGCTGAAAAATGGCACTCATCAAATATTATGAAATCGGGCTTAGGATATTTATCTAAATTCCTTGAATAAGAACCGACCATACCTATATGAATTGTTTTTCTTTCAATACCAAACCTATTAAATGTTTCTATAGTTTGGTCTAATAACTCTCTCCTGTGGACAAGAAACCATACTGTGTTACCTTTGTCTTGTGATTGTTTAGCCATGTAAGAGAATAAAACCGTTTTACCACCACCACAACCTAAGACTATACAAGGATTTTTATATCCATCAATAAAAGCTTGTCTTACTTTATTTATTAGCTTCTCCTGGTAATTCCTCAATCTTAGTTCCATCTATTATCAGCTCACTTTGTAGACAATGGAGTCTATCATCTAATTGATTCTTTGCGAAATAACTGTTTGTAGGTGCTAATATAAACCCTCTCTCTCCATCCTTATTAATCGCTAACTTTCCTACTACATCACATAGTCCAGAAATATTATTTAATATTTTTCCATTTAATTGAGGATAAGATCTATTAAATTGTTGTCCATCTGCTGTAGTATATAAATCCGTTGTTTCCCAAGCCGTCATAATAATATTACTTCCTAGATTTTTCATATATCTAAGACTATTAACTAATCTAAATTGCATTTGTTGATAATTTCCTTGACTTGGTACTCCCAAATTTTTCCCTTTACTTCCTAAATCTGATAATAAACATCTTTCAAGTTCAGATATGTTGTCTACACAAATATTGTCATACTTACCTTTATAATTTTCTTCTAAGTCTAATATTGTTTCCTCCCAATGTTCCCAAGTTTTTATATTATCTATTTCAGCTATATCTATGTTTTTGGTTTCTCTAAGAACTTTGCTTGTCCTGTCTACATCTAATACTAAAGTTTTACCTGGTAAGAATTTAAATGATGAAGTTTTCCCCATTCCAGGAGGTCCATATATTAGATAAGTTCCTTTAGTTTCTTTAATATCTGTTGCTTTTTTTATATTTAACATTCTCTATACCTCCTTAAATTCCAATACTGGTGGTCTTTCAATTAGCTCAATACCTTCTATTATTTCTCCATCTTCTGTTACTACTTGTCCGTTTATAGTTTGAGTTATTTTCTTTAATTCTCCCCACATTGGAGTTTCTTTAACTTCTACATAATCGTTCATTTTATTTTCTTTAATCCAGGATAATAATTTTTCATTATCTCTTTTTATTTCAGGAGATGGATATTTCTTAACTATTTCTCCACTTGGTAATCTATATTTTTCTTGTGTTTTAGTTTTCTTCTTTAACTCTTCTGGTATAGTTTCAAAGTATTCTAGTAAATAACTATCCCTTCTTTCTTTTATAGAGTCCTCTTCATCATTCAATTTATTTAATTTAATTCTTAAAGTTTCTATTTTTTCTTCTAAAGAATACTTAAATCTTTCAATTTCTAATAGATCATCATTAGTTTGTTCTATAATCCATTCTGCTTCATTATCGTTTTTTATTTTCCAAGTTTCACTCATAATTCCCTCCTATAAAAATGTACTTTCTAACTGGCTACCTTCCCATAAAGGTCTGCCATTTTCTCTTGAATATCTTTCTACGTGCTCATCATCAAACTCTATTAAATAAGGGGACCTATGGTCTGCATCAACATCTATAATTGTTCCGACTGCATTTTCGTATATTTCAAAATCATATATTGGATTATCTGTATAGTTTTTAAATACTTTGACTTTGTCATATAGTTTAAATTCTTTTGGATTTAAATATTCATCTATAGCTAAATCTAAATCTTTGTTTCTTCTATCTAATTTTTCTTTTATGTCCTCGTAATCTCTTAATTGTCTTTCTAAATCGTAAATATCATCTAAAATAAATTTCATTTTATCTCTAGCTTCCATGTATATTTTTCTCCTTTCATGATATACTTACAGTAATAGTAATTTTCTAAGAGCCTATTTCCTTGGTCGGGGTAGGTTCTTTTTCATTTCTTTTAATATTTCTTAGTACTATTTCTAATTCTCTTTGGGCTATGGCTGAAATATTATCTTTAAATCTAAATTTCCTAATAGTCCTTTTAACTGCAATTATTACTTGTTTGTCCTGCAACTTTCTCACCTCTTTATTTCAATTTCAAAATCTTTATAATCAAACTTATAACCTTTAAGTCTTGATACTTGATAAGCCCATCCCCTAGTTTTCCCTAGAAAAAGACTAAGTTTTGTCATGCTGCTAAATTCTAGTACTTCGCCTGTAGTTTTGTTGAGCAAAATACAATCAACCCTATTGCCTTTATCCTTTGTTTCTAAATCTGGATATCCTTTCAAACCCTCCTCATATTGCTCTTTGGTCTTATAAAAACTACATTCATAACAATCTTTTTCCATTAGAATCTTACATTCTTCTCCATATTCTGCGAAACATGGTTTTTCATCATATATAGCCAACATTTAATCAATCTCCTTATCTTTAAAAGTCTCTTTTGCAATTCTTATAGCTTCCATATAGGTTAGTCCTGGATGCTCTCTTAATAATCTAGTTGCTTCTTTAATTATTAAATCTAGTTTTCTATCTTCCACTTATATCACCCCCAAATTTACTAAAGTAAAAGTAATAGCTACAAAGAAAATATAAATAAATTTATCATCCTCTTTTGTACTTTGTTTTCTAGCACAGATATTTAATTGCCTTATCGTTGCAAATACTAAAATTATCATCGCCGGTATTTTAAAAAACATTTTCATCTACTCCTTTTTCTTATCCCCAAGTTCCATTGGTATAATAATTCAACCACTTACCATTTCGGAATGTAACTTCTATACAATTTTTTCTTTCTTTAACCTTTATAGCAGTCCAATCTTCTTTATCTTCAACTCCTGCTTGATGTTTTTGATAAACATATCCAAACAATCTTTTAGCGGGATTGGATAGATTTTTAAATCCTTTTATTTCATACATTTACTTTCCCTCCTTTTCTACTCTCAATAAATGCCTCTGCTAAAACCTTACAAAGTTCTTCCCAAGGATCATGGTTTAAATCTACTTCTTTAATTCCTTCTCTTATAGTTTTATTACTACATCTATCTACTGTTATTGTTTTCAAAGTAGATTTCATTTGCTTGTCCTCCTATTCTTCTATAAAACTTAGTTGTCTTTTAGTTCTAAAATTCTTTACAGCTTTTATACTTTCATCTATAAGGTGCATATTTTTTATTAGCTTTTCATAGGGTATATCTTGCCAAGCTTCTGCATTTAACAAAAGTAATACTCTTTGTTTTACTAAGTTTACTTCCCCTATCTCTTGCAATTCTCCTAGAGCTTCCTTGATATAGCTATTTATACTTATTTTATTTGCGTGAGTAGGTCTGTAGTTTTCTTCGTACTTTGATAATCGGTTATCTATTTCAGGAAAAAATCTTGTTTCTAAATGAGCCATTACATTATTAACTATTGCAGTTTCTGATATGTGATAGATTTCTTTTAAAGCTTTTTCCATTTTGTTGAAAGCTTCAATATATTTAAGTTTCCACTTTAAAGCCTTTTGTCCTGTAAAACCCATAGCTAATAAAGTGAATCCATCTCTTGTTAAAAGATATTTTTTGTATATTTGTTTGTTTTGTTCATTCTGATATTCATTCTCCATTAACAAGTGGTTGTAGGTGTCGCCACTTTTGGCTATACCCTCTATCAAATTCTCTATATCTCTAACCACCTTTGTATGTTCCTTCTCAAAATTATTTGCTACCTCTCTACTACTTATCTACTACTTACTATTAAATTACCTTCTTTATTTTCAATGTTTATTAAATTTGTCATATACTTGTCCTCCTTTTATTTAACCGATTAATTCATCAATGCTAATGTTAAATGCTCTTGCTAGCTTGATTACTGTACTAATATGAGGATCTTTTATATCGTCTCTTTCTATTTGTGCTATAGCGCTGAAAGTTAATCCAGATATAACTGCCAATTCTCTTAATGTTAGTTTTTGTTCTTTTCTTAGTTTTTTAACATTTTTGGATATTTCCATTTATTTACATCCCCTTATATGGTATAATGTGTATGTCGGTACACAACATATAGTTGTAAGGAGGTGAATATATGTCTAGAGTCCCTTATGCTGATAGTAATGGCCAACTTTCTGTAGAAGTTAGTTTAAAAAACGCTGCAAATGTATTTTTAGTTGATTCTTCTAATTTCAGAAAATATCAAAACAGACAGCAATACTCTTATCATGGCGGATACTATACGAGAACACCTGTAACAATCAGAGTTTATGGTGCAGGCCGTTGGTATCTTATAGTTGAAGGTGCAGGACAATATCAGTACAGGTTTTATTAATCTTGGTTGGAAGGTTTGGTAATATCTGAATCTTCCTTTTCAAGAACTGCATTTGATTCTAAATAATTAATCGCTTTAGCAGTTACTTGTCTAAGGTTTAAAATTGTCATATCGTTTTTTCTAACTTGATCTATTAGCATATTGATTAACTCTATTTCAGTTTTTTCTTTCATAACTTTTTCCGTTTGTAATTCTTTATCTAATCCCATTTGTTTTCTCTCCTTGTAAAAGTTGTATGTTTGTTAACTCTTTGAAGTCTAATATTCCTAATTCTTTTAATTCTTTTTCGTTCCTCCTGGATCCTTTTCCTAATAGACAAAAACTGTTGTCGTTGTTTTTTATATATTGTCTTATAAGATAAGTTCCTTTCAGGTATGCCACCTCCCATATTTTGTTAATGTTGTACTTATCAATGAAAAATCTTCTCTCTATATCTTTTCTGGGTTTTCTTTTAGTCTTTAGCAATATTTGTTGTTTTGTTAGCATTAGGTTTGTCCTCCTTTTATTTGCTCATTCTTGTAATAATTACTTGCTATTTTTATTATTTTTGCTAAGTGTGAATCTAGTAGGTAAAAAAATATCTTCTAAATTAACTTCAAATATATCTGCTATCTTTTTTGCTATTAAATAGGGTATATCTCTATCTGAAGTTTCATACTGATGATAAGTTGTTAGTCCTATGTTAAGCATATCAGCCATTTGCTGTTGAGTTTTATTATTTTTTAATCTTATCTCCTTTAAATCAAACATTTATTTTCCCCCTCTCTTTCTTTCTCATTTTGTGAACTTCTTAATACTATTGTACATTCTCATATAGCAAATGTCAAGACTTTTATTCTCTTTTTGTGAAATTATGTTTTCATTCAGTAAAATAAAGGGTATTATATTCTCACATAGAGAAATAAAGGAGCGAGGGTATGAACATATTAGGTAAAAGAATAAAACAACTAAGAGAAGAAAACCACTTAAATCAGATAGAACTAGCTAAAACTCTTAATATCAGCAATACAACATTATCACAATATGAAACTGGACAAAGAGTTCCTAGTGATGATGTAAAAATAAAAATTTGTAAAATATTTAATGTTACTCTGGATTACTTATTAGGTGTTTCTGAAACTAGAAACTATGAAACAGAAACTATAGCAGCACATCATGATGGCGAAGAATTTACAAATGAGGAACTTGAAGAAATTGAAGCTTTTAAAGAGTTTGTGAAGTCTAGAAGAAACAAATAAAAGCATTAAAATCGAGAGGTGATTATATGTACGAAGAACTTGTGAAAGAAGCAGAAAAAGAAAATATAGAAGTAGTAGAGATAGCATTTAGATCTAAGAAAATAAAAGGACTATACAGTGATGGAGTCATAGCAACTAATAAGAATATGAGTGATAAGGACAAGCTTGTAACACTTGCAGAAGAAATAGGACACTATTATACTAGCTATGGAGATATATTAGATCAAACAGATATAGTTAATCGAAAACAAGAGAGACAAGCTCGTATATGGGCCTATAAAAAGCTTATAGGTATAACGAATTTAATAAATGCTTATGAAGCTGGAGTTCAAAATAGATATGAGCTATCAGAGTACTTAGGAATAACGGAAGAATTTATAGAAGAAGCTTTAGATTATTATAAGCAGTTATATGGCTTATATGTAACGTTAGATAATTATGTAGTATATTTTGAACCACTAGGAATTATGAAAATTTTATAAGGAGGAACTAATATGTCTGGAGAAAATGAAATTTTAATATACCAAACTGATGGAGGAGATGTAAAAGTAGATGTAATGTTTCAAGAAGAAACATTTTGGATGCCACAAAAAGCAATAGCTGAATTATTTGATGTAGATATTTCTACTATTAACGAACATTTAAAAAACATTTATAGTTCTAATGAATTAGATAAAAATTCAACTATTAGGAAATTCCCAATAGTTCAAACTGAAGGAAACAGAAGGGTTACAAGAAATATTAACTTCTATAATTTAGATGCAATTATAGCAGTGGGATATAGAGTTAATTCTTATAAAGCAACTCAATTTAGGAAATGGGCTACTAAAACATTAAAAGAATACATAACTAAAGGATTTGTACTAAATGAAAAAATGCTAAAAAATACTAAGCCATTTGGTAAAGATTATTTTGATGAATTACTGGAAAAAGTCAGAGAAATAAGAGCTAGTGAAAGAAGATTCTATCAAAAAATTACTGATATATATTCCCAGTTTAGCTATGACTATGATAAAGATGCACCTACAACTAGAGCATTTTTTAAAGAGGTTCAAAATAAATTACTCTTTGCGGTAACTGATAAAACAGCACCTGAAATTATCTACGAAAGAGCTGACAGTAAAAAAGAAAATATGGGACTAACAACTTGGAAAAATTCCCCAGAAGGTAAAATCTTAAAATCAGATACAACTGTATCTAAAAACTATCTATATGAAAAAGAAATAAGAGAACTAAATAGAATCGTTAATATGTATTTGGACTATGCAGAAAACCAAGCAGAAAGGCACCAACTAATGTCAATGGAAGATTGGAAAAATAAATTAGATGCATTTTTAGAATTTAATGAGTATGATATCCTCAAAAACTTGGGTAATATATCAAGAAAGGTCGCCGATGCTACCGCCCATACAGAGTATAACAAGTTTAGGATTATTCAAGATAAAATGTATGAATCAGACTTTGATAAATTAACAAAAGAAATAAAGAAACTAGATAAATAAAAAATCCCCTACAGTGCTATAAACACCGTAGAGGACAAACTCAAGATTAATGGTATAACCTCAAGTCTAAGCAACTTAATTATATCATTAATCCCCCAGATAATAAAGGAGTGATTTTATGATTAAAGCAGCTTCATATGCTAGATACTCATCAGATAATCAAAGAGAAGAATCAATTGAAGCACAGCTCTCGGATAATAGAAAGTATGCAAATAAGAACGATATGTTAGTGGTAGCTGAATATGTAGATAGAGCTTTAAGTGGAAGATCTGATAACAGAGAAGCTTTTCAGAATATGATAAATGATGCTAAGAATAATAATTTCAATATTATAATAGTCCATAAAGTAGATAGATTTGCAAGAAACAGATATGATTCTGCAGTATATAAGTCTGTATTGAAAAAACATGAAGTAAGAGTAGTTTATGCTATGCAAAATATAGAAGACTCTCCAGAAGGTGCATTAATGGAAGGTATACTCGAATCCTTTGCAGAATATTATTCATTAAACTTAGCTGCTGAAGTAATGAAAGGTATGAAACAAAATGCAAAAAAAGCTAAGTTTAACGGAGGCACTCCTCCTCTTGGTTTTGATATAGATGAGGATAAAAGTTATGTAATCAATAGTAAAGAAGCTTATATCGTAAATACAATTTTTAAACTCTATTTAGAAGGTAATGGCTATAAAGGTATAGCAAATCAATTAAATGATAAAGGATATAGAAATAAAAAAGGAAAAGAATTTGTTTTTACATCTATTCCTAGTATCCTTCAAAATGAAAAATATGCAGGTGTTTATACATTTAATAAAACAGCTCGTAAATATAAGAATGGAAGAAGAAATTTAAAAGAATATAAAGCCACAAAAGACATTATAAGGGTAGAAAATGCACTACCTAACCTAATACCTATGGAGGTGTTTAATATGACTCAGGAAGAGATTAAGAGAAGGTCTAAGAGCAGAGGAAAGTCTAAATCAAATAGAGACTATTTTTTATCAGGTCTTATAAAATGTGAAGAATGTAGAAGAAATTTAAGCGGATATTCTCAGAAAAGAAGTAAAGAAAGTACAAACTTCTATTACTATTACAGGTGTCCTAAGTGTAACTTATCAATCAGAGCTGAAGATATAGAGAGTAAAACTATTGAAGAGCTAGATAAACTTTTATTTTCTAACCTAGATAAATTACTAGAAACTATGCACAAATATATTGCTGAAAATGAAGAAAAAGCTCCAGAAGAAATTAATTATCTAGAAAGTGAGTTAATTAACACTAATAAGGAAGTAGAAAATATAATTAATATGATTACTAAAGGAATTGCTTCTTTAGAATTAGGAAAGAAACTTGAAGACCTTGAAACTTATAAAGAAGGAATTGAAACAAGACTAAAAGAAGTCCAAGTAAAGTCCAGCATTCCGGAAGAAGAAATTAAAGAATGGATTTTATCATTAAAAGAAGATATAGAAAATAAAGTAAACTTAAAAAGGATAATGAAATCTTTCATTAAAGAGATAAGAGTTAATAAAAAGGAATATGAAATTGATTTTTTTATCGAAGCACCATCTACTGGTGCGAGTGGATTTAGTGACAGACCACCGGCACCATTCCTAAAAGCTCTTTAG